AATTCAGATTTTAATTCAGATTTTAATTCAGATTTTAATTCAGATTTTAATTCAGATTTTAATTATTTAAAGGATATTATCAATATAATGGAAATAAAGGAGTATTTTCTTTATATATCAATATAAATAGTATAACTTCAGTTCCTCGATTATTTTATTTATTTACGTTGAATTTAAATACTTTAGAATAAACAATTAAATGTAAAAAATATTAAAATTTTTTATAAAAACAATATATCATGTCTGAAAAGAAAAAAATAATAATTAATGATTTTATTATAAAAAATAATAAAAGTAAAAAAAATGAAACCGTAAAAAAAGAAAAACCAAAACCAATAATAAAACCAACTACATTAAAAAAAACATTATTAAGTAAAATAAAACAACATCAGCAAAAAGAAAAAATATCAAATAATACAACAAATAATGGAGGTAAAAATATAACAAATGATGACGTTGATTTTCATAATAATTTTGTAAATTCTATGGAATATTTAAATAATCTTAGTAAAAAAAAACATACTGAAAAAAATAAAAAGAGAGAAAATAAAAATAAATCACTTAAAAATAATAATAATCCAAATAATAATTATAATTATAATCATAATAATAATCCAAATAATAATTATAATTATAATCATAATAATAATCCAAATAATGTAAATTCATTAATATCTATTGACTTACCGAATGATTATGATAATAATATTATAGAACCAATTAAATTATCATCATTAAATAATAAACAAAATACATCATCACAAATAAAACCAGAAATAAAACCAGAAATAAAACCAGAAATAAAACCAATGGTACAAATATCTAATATGGAATTTGATAATACATTAAATGAAAATAATTTGATTAATAAAGATAATATTCCTAATAATAAATTAGTATTAAATGATTCTCCATATGGTTGTTTAAAAGGTGGTAAAAAACCAACTTTTAGAGAATATCATAATAAAACATTAAAACCCCCAAATCATACATATAATATTCCAGAAAAAACACAAACTCCAGTATCTAATAGAGAGAAAAAATTAAATGATATAAAAAAATCTTATAAAAAAGTAAAGGAAACTAAAAGAAAAACTAAAAAAAGCACATTTAATTTAGGTAAAAAAAACAATAAAGTATCTATTTTAATTAAAAATAACTCAACTAGAAGAAAAGTAAAGAGAGAACATGGACTATTAAAACAAAAATCTATGAATGAAGTTAAAAAATATTTATATGATAAAAATTTTATTAAAATCGGCAGTACCGCACCAAACGATGTTTTAAGAACATTGTATGAACAATCTATTTTAGCTGGAGATATTAATAATATTAGTAATGGAATTCAACTTCATAACTTTATAAATAATTAATATAATATTTTAAATAAACATAAATAAAGATATTTATGTTTATTATATAACAATGGCATTATTAAAAGAATATTTTAAATTAACAGATGATTATAGAGTTAAATATGGAGAGAAAACATTATTATTAATGGAAGTTGGTTCTTTTTTTGAGGTTTATACAAAAGTAGATCCAATAACTAAAGAAATAACAGAACAACAAGTGATTGATTTAAGAAAATTTACTGATTTATCTCCTGGAAAAAAAACAGAATCTGTTCTCATGTTAGGATTTACGTCAAGGTCTCCACCCATTTTAGAGAGATATATGGATAAAATAATTAAAAATGGTTATACTGTAATAATACATGAACAAGATACACGTAGTAATAATACTACACGCAGTTTAAAAGGTATTTTCTCTCCTGGAACCTATTTTGAAGAAGAAAGTGATATGGTATCAAATAATATTTCTTGTATATGGATTGAATCACATAAATCTTCCAAGGTTAATAAAATAGATAATATGGTTATTGGATTTTCTACTATCGATATTTATACTGGAAAAAGTAATATGTATGAAATTGTAACAGAAAATCTTCATAATCCAACAACATATGATGAATTAGAAAGATTTATTAACACATATAATCCCAACGAGACCATTATTATTTCAAATATAGATGAAAATAAAATAAATGATATTATAACATATGTCAATCTAAATAGTTCAAAAATAATGAAGATTAATACATCTGATAATCGAGTAAAAAATGCTGAAAAACAATCATATCAGAGAGAAATTATAAATCAATTCTTTTCTCCAAATGTATCGGAATCATTTATAAATAATAGTACTCCTTTTGTATATGGTGTTCAAAGCTATGTTTATTTAATAAATTTTATATTTGAACATAATCCAAATTTAATTAATAAAATTCAAGAACCGATTATTGAAAATAATACAGATAGAATGTTATTGGCGAATCATAGCTTACAACAATTAAATGTCATAGATGACAATAAATATAAAGGGAAATTATCATCGGTAAGTAAATTATTGAATAATTGTATTACTCCAATGGGTATTCGAAAATTTAAATATAATATATTACACCCAACTGTAAATCAATCTAAAATGGAGAGAAGTTATAATATTACTGAATATTTATTAATAAATGATATGTTATGGAAATCATGGAGAAATGATTTAAAAAATATTAAAGATATTGAGAAATTAAACCGTCAAATTTATTTAAAAAGAATTACACCCAATAATTTATTTTCTTTTTATGAAAATATCTCTACTATTAAAGAAATATTTGATAATATAACCACGAATCAAGAGATATATACTTATGTTAATAGTGAAATAAATATGAATATAACAACTGTATGTAACATGTTTAGAGAGATATTTGATAAAACATTTTTCATTGAAGAGTGTAGAAATATACGTACATTAGATATTGATAAAAATATTATTAAGATAGGTATAAATACCGAATTAGATGATATTGTGAGATTATATAATAATAGTAACCGTAAATTAGAAACAGTTTTAGAATATTTAAATTCAGTAATTTCTCAAAGAGAAAAACGTTCAACAAATAGTTATGTTAAAATACATAGTACTGATAAATCTGGTATAATGATTCAATGTACGAGCAAACGAGGAAATATATTAAAACAACAAATTCAAAAAGGGAAATCTCAAATTAAATTACAATATATTGATACAGACGGTAATAAAGAAGAGTTTGATTTTACACCAGATATACATACAAGTAGTGCTACAGGAGCAAATGTAAATATAAGAAATGAATTTATTACATTACTATGTAATAGTATAACTTCATCAAAACAAAAAATGATGGATTTAATAAAATTAGTTTATAATAATTTTATAATTGGTCTTCAACAATTTGATAATGAATTTTTAAATATTAATAATTTTTGTTCTACTATTGATATACTACAAAATAGTTGTTATATAGCAACTAAATATAATTATCATAAACCAATTGTTAAACAAGGAGAGAAATCATACGTTAAAGCAGGTAATATTAGACATCCATTAATAGAGCAATTAAATACGGAAGAATTATATGTAACCAATAATATTAATGTTGGTGTAGATAAAGATTTAATATTATTATACGGAACCAATGCTGTTGGTAAAACAAGTATAATTAAAGCATTAGGAATCAATATTATTATGGCACAAGCAGGATTATATGTAGCATGTGATAATTTTGAATTTGTTCCATATACATCTATTTTTACAAGGCTATTAGGTAATGATAATTTATTTAAAGGACAATCCACTTTTGCTGTAGAAATGTCTGAATTAAGAGTTATTTTAAAAATGGCGAATAAAAATAGTTTAATATTAGGAGATGAATTATGTTCAGGAACAGAGCATGATTCAGCTGTTAGTATTTTTATGTCAGGTATTCAATCTCTTCATAATAAAGAATCATCATCTATATTTGCTACTCATTTACACGAAATACTTGATTTTGATGAAATATCTGAAATGAACAAATTAGATGTAAAACATTTAACTGTAACATATAATGAAGCAAAAGATATGTTAATATATGATAGAAAATTAAAAGACGGTCCAGGTGAAAGTATGTATGGTCTTGAAGTATGTAAATCTTTACACTTACCCAAAGACTTTTTAGAAAATGCTTATAATATAAGAAAAAAATACAATAAGTTAGATGAAGGTATATTATCGAAAAAAACGTCACATTTTAATAGTAAAAAAATAATGGGAAAGTGCGAAATGTGTAATAAGAAAGTAGGAACTGAGGTTCATCATTTACAACATCAAGAAAATGCCGATAAAAATAATATGATTAATTCATTTCATAAAAATCATCCAGCAAATTTGCTAACTGTATGTGATGGTTGTCATAATAATATTCACAAGACAGGAAAGCAACATAAAAAAGTAAAAACGAATAAAGGAACGAAAATAATGGAAATAAGAGAATCAAATATATGAAATAATATATATATTATATAATGGAAGAATTAAAAAAATTAGGTCCCCTTATGATTTCAGTTACTGTATTTATTTTAGGTATAATAGTATTTTTTTCAATAATAGAATTTAATTTAAATCCAATTGAAAATACTAATATTCAAAAAATTGTAGATATAGAAGCCTTTACAAATCCAGAAACATCATTTTGTAAATCCCATGAAGGTAAAAGACATGAATTGGAAACAAGTTGTAATAAATTAAGCAAAGATAATTGTTTAGCAACATCATGTTGTGTATATGCTGATATGGAAAATAAATCTCAGTGCCATTCAGGAGATGAACATGGTCCAAGTTTTAGAAGAGATAATAATGGAAAAACAAAAAAAATAGATTATTATTATTTTAAAAACAAATGTTTTGGTAATTGTTCTGAAATTAATTAATAAAATAATTAATTAATTAAAAAATTGATTTATATATAAAATATTATATATATTATATAATTCAAAATGATTATACCTGTAAAGTGTTTTACCTGTGGAAAAGTGATTGGTGATAAATATAATTATTACCAAAAAGAAGTTCGTAAAATTAAATTGTCGCGTGATATGGACGTAGACAAAGTATTATATTTAACCGAAGATTTTATTGATAAAACTCCTGAAGGGGAAGTTTTAGACAAATTGGGATTAAATAAAATGTGTTGTCGAAGACATTTACTATGTCATGTTGATATAGAATAGAGTATAATATTATCTTATGTTATTATATAATATTATATGGCAAAATCTATGAAAAAACATTATAAAAAATCTAAACGTAATGCGCGTAAACATATGAAAACTGTAATAAAGCATAAAAGTCATAAAAATAAAAGTCATAAAAATAAAAGTCATAAAAATAAAAAACTTTCATTAAAACATATGAAAGATGCGCATAAAAAAAGAATATCATTTTCGACTAGTAGAGGTCGTCGTAAAGGATTGCGTGGTGGTAATAGTATGATTGGTGGTATGGTTTCAAGTCCTGCTTCTGGACCTGTAGGTTATTCATGGAATGGTGGAAATCCAGCTAGTTGGCCTGGAGTTGCTTCAAATAATGGAACAAATACAAATAATGTGACAATGTCAAATCATTTAAAGGCAAGTCCCAATGGAATTGCTGTTGGGGGTGTAGACCCTTATTCTGGTTCTAGTCCTATGAGTGGAGGAAAATATAGAAAAAATAAGAAAAATAAGCAAAAAGGAGGTTTTTTTCAAGAAATTGTTAATTTAGGAAGAGGTGCACAAGACGGATTAAATAGTGGATACTATAATTTAATTGGAAAACAACAACCGATTAGTCAAAATCCTTATCCTACACAAGACCAACCAATTGATACTGATTATAAATTTATTGGAACCCCTCCTCCTAATGTAAGAAATATGTATATAAATGCCAATAAACAAGTAGCTAAAATATAAATTTCTAAAAATATTTTTTATCTATAAGTATATCATAATAATGCTAAGAGAAATTAAAAAGTTATGTACGCCTGCTATGATATATTTTTTAATTAGTGTATTCACACTATTAATTATGATTATTTCAAATATAGGAAATCAAGGTTCTTTTTGTATGGGTAATTATGATTGTCCCGTTGATAATATATATTTAATTTATATTATTAAAGCACTATATTTACTATTTGTAACTATAGTATTAGATTCATTATGTAAAAATGGTTATGGTAATATTTCTTGGTTTTTAGTGCTTTTACCAATATTATTTTATTTTGTACTATTAGGTGGGTTTATGATAATGAAACAATCGTCTGTAATAGTGATTGAACAAGATAATGTATATTAAATTATAAAATTATAATTATTAATAATAATTTTATAATTTTATGTAAAAATATATATGTTAATGAAAATACATTATAAAAAAATATACTTATGCTATATTATATATGACTACCAATAATAATTTTACTTGGAATATAATTGAAACATTTTTTAAAGATAACCCACAAGTGTTAGTTCAACATCATATTAATTCATATAACGATTTTTTTAAAACAGGACTAAAAAGTATTTTCAAAGAAAAGAATCCAATATATTTACAAAAAGAACAAGATTCTAAAACCAAAGAATATAAGTATAAGTGTCAATTATATTTAGGTGGAAAAGATGGTTCAAAAATATATTATGGAAAACCTGTGATATATGATGATAATAGAGAACATTTTATGTATCCAAATGAAGCTAGATTAAGGAATATGAATTATGGAATTACAATTCATTATGATTTAGAAGTTGATTTTCAATTAGTATATAATAATGGAACTATAAATGATTCATCAGTTGAATATAAAAACCTATTTTTAGGAAGATTTCCAATTATGATACAATCAGATTTATGTATTTTAAATGGATTAACTCGTGAAGTTAGATATAATATGGGTGAATGTCGCAATGATTATGGAGGTTATTTTATAGTTGATGGAAAAGAAAAAGTAATTATAAGTCAAGAAAAATTTTCCGATAATATGCTTTATATAAGGGAAAATTATAATGAACTTTATAGTCATGGTGCTGATATAAGAACTGTTTCTGAAGACGCATCTAAACCTGAAAGAACTTTATCTGTTAGAATTTTGGCTCCTACGTCTATATATAGTAATAATCAAATTGTTGTTAATATTCCAAATGTTAAAAAACCAGTTCCATTATTTATTGTATTTCGTGCTCTAGGGGTTGTATCAGATAAAAGTATTATCGAACATTGTTTATTAAATTTAGAACAAAATAGTTCAATGATTAATTTGTTTATACCTAGTATTCATGACGCATCTAAAATATTTACTCAAGAAAATGCGATTGAATATATTAAAACATTTGTCAAAGGTAATACTACAACACATGTAATGGATATTTTATGTAACTATTTTCTTCCAAATATTGGTGAATTAAATTTTAAACAAAAAGCCTATTTTCTGGGATATATTGTTAATAGTTTATTGCTTGTATTTACAAAAATGGAGCCTCCAACCGACAGAGATAGTTTTAGATTTAAACGTGTAGAACTGCCTGGTACTATGTTGTATGACTTATTTAAAGAGTATTTTAAATTACAACAAGATAATATTAAATTAAGATTGGATTCAGAATATAATTTAAAAAAATCAAAAGAGATTTATCAAAATGAATCATTTAAAGACATTATAACCAATAATTATGAAAAGTTTTTTAATGAACGTATTGTTGAAACTGGATTTAAAAAAGCATTCAAAGGAAATTGGGGTGCTGAAGAACATACTAAAAAACTAGGAGCAGTTCAAGGGCTGAATCGATTATCATATAATAGTTTTATTTCGCACTTAAGAAAAATTAATTTACCAATAGATTCAACTGCTAAGGTAGTTAAGCCTAGATTACTACATGGTTCTCAATGGGGAATTATCGATCCAGTAGATACGCCAGATGGTGGTAATATTGGTTTTCATAAACATATGTCTATTTCTGCTCATATTACAAGTGGATGTTCAGGATATCCTATGATGCGATTTATGAGAAGTATTTGTAAAATGAAATTATTAGAAGAATGTACTACTAGTTATTTATACAGTGCTACAAAAATATTTATTAATGGTTCTTGGGTAGGGGCAATAAATAATCCTCAAGAAATTTTAAGACTTATTAAAAAATATAAAAGAAATGGATTAATACCCGTTTATAATAGTGTAAGTTGGAATATTAAAAAAAATGAATTAATTATTTTTACTGATTCTGGTAGATTATGTAGACCTGTATTTTATACAGAAAATAAAAAACCATATTTTAAAAAGAGAGAAATTCTCGAAAAAATAAATAATAATAATTTTACATGGTCCAATTTAATATCCGGATTTTCTAAGAAAAAGATGGATAATTATACTATTAATTCATGTAATTATTATAAAATTAACGAGTTATATGATACGGATGACTTTGAAAAAATAGAAGATTCTCAGGGAATTATTGAATATATCGATACATCCGAAGAAGAAACAGCTCTTATATCAACTGAATATGAGTTTGAAGATAGTAAACCATATACACATATTGAAATTCATCCATCGTTATTATTAGGAGTAATGGGTAATCAAATTGTTTTTCCCGAAAATAATCAATTACCTAGAGATTTATTCTTTTGTGGACAAGCAAAACAAGCTGTTTCATTATATAGTTCTAATTTTTTCACTAGAATTGATAAAATGGGCGTTGTTCTTAATTCTGGACAAACGCCTATTATCAAAAGTAGATATTTAAAATATATTAATAATGAAGAACATCCATACGGTGAAAATGTTATTGTAGCTATTATGGTATATGGTGGATATAATGTCGAAGATTCCATATTATTTAATGAAGCATCTGTGAAAAGAGGTATGTTTCGAACAACATATTATAGTATGTATGAAAGTCGTGAAGAAAGTTCAAAAATTGGTGAAAACAGTGTTGATTCTCATTTTGAAAATATTGAAAATAATAATGTAGATGGAAAAAAATATGGATATGATTATAGTGTATTAGACCAATATGGACTTATTAAAGAAAATGAACCAGTTGATGATAAAAAAGCTGTTATTGGAAAAGTAAAAACCAATTTACTTGAACCGGATATAAAAATGGATGATTCAGTTTATCCAAAAAAAGGACAATTAGGTGTAGTCGATAAAACTTTTATGACAGAAGATGAAGAAGGATTTAGATTGGCAAAAGTAAGAATTAGAGAAGAGAGAATACCTGCTATAGGTGATAAATTTTGTAGTAGATGTGGTCAAAAAGGAACGATTGGGTTGGTTATTCCAGAAGAAAATATGCCTTTTACTGAAGATGGTGTGCGTCCAGATATTATTATTAATCCACATGCTTTACCTTCTAGAATGACTATTGGACAATTAGTAGAGACATTAATGGGGAAAGCTTGTTTAAGCTTAGGAGGATATGGGGATTGTACTGCTTTTATAAATAAAGGTTCAAAACACGATAAATTTGGAAAAGTATTAACTCAAAATGGATACAATTCTACTGGAAATCAAATATTATATAATGGAATGAGTGGACAGCAATTAGATGCTGAAATATATATTGGACCTACCTATTATATGAGATTAAAACATATGGTTAAAGATAAGATTAATTACAGAGCAAGAGGTCCAAAAACCAGTTTAACGAGGCAAACTGTTGGAGGTAGAGCAAATGACGGTGGTTTAAGAATAGGTGAAATGGAACGCGATGGAATGATTGCTCATGGAGCAGCAGGATTTATACAAGAATCTATGTTAACAAGAGGTGATGATTATTATATGGCTGTCTGTAATAATACTGGTGCTATTGCTATTTATAATAATAGTCAAAATCTATTTCTTAGCCCAATGGCTGATGGCCCTATTAAATTTAATACTACATTAGATAATAAACTCAATATTGAAAATATTTCAAAATATGGAAAAAGTTTTAGTGTTTTAAGAGTTCCTTATGCTTTTAAATTATTAATTCATGAATTACAAACTATGAATATTCAAATGAGACTTATAACAGAAGACAATATTGAACAAGTAACATCATTAGGATATTCAAATAATATTTTAAAATTAACTAAAAATGAAGACGCGGATATAAAAATGGAAATTAATAGAATTACTAGAGAGAATAAAGAAAAAATGGAAGATAGTGGTGTAACTATATTTGATGAACCTAAACCAAATAATGAACCTTATGAATTTCCAAAAGAAGAAACTAATTTAGATCCAGAAGATTATGGGTGGAAATATGATTCTTTTGATGAAGAAAAAGGAGAACTATATAAATCAATGATTATAGATAATAAAGATAATTCAACTGAAAAATGGTTTGTTGGAGAAAATGATGGTAATTTACCAAATCGTTATCCTATAGGATGGAAAATAACAGAACTTATGTATAATGATAAGACTCCAATTTTACCAAAACATATAATTGAAATATTAGATAAAAATCAAGTTACCAATAATTGGAGATTTGCAATAAATAAATTACAAGAACTGTATATTCCATTATATTTGTTACCAGGGGCTCCTGAATATAATCATATTACAGAACGATATATTAATCATACGGTAACAAATAAGGAAATTGAATTATGGTATAATAAAATACCAAATAATTTAATGATACATAAATCTAAATTAGAAAACAGTCTTTTTTTAAAAAAACAAGTAATGGAAAGAATGATTATAAAATTAAAAGAAATATATCCAGATGATAATGATTATGATAAGAGATTATACATGTTTAAACATATGGATATTAAAAGATACATTAGTGATGTTAGTCAGTTAATAAATAAGGGTTTAATAGTAAATGAAAATAACCCTCAACCAGTTCAACAACCTCAACCGGTTCAACAACCTCAACCAGTTCAACAACCGCAACAAGTTACAAACCGTCAACAATATTTAAATGAAAATACAGGTAGTGACAATCCATTTTTTAATTTAAAAGTTCAAAATCCACAGGATACTCCTGCTAAAAATCCATTTAGTGACAATCCATTATTTAATTTAAAAGTTCAAAATCCACAGGATACTCCTGCTAAAAATCCATTTAATATACAACCTTCTCAACAAATTATAGTATTAGATTCCGACAAACAAGTTGTTATAATGCCAACTAATAATTCTATTCAAACAACAAGTATTCAAGAGGAAATGCCTGAAATAGAAATAAATACCACAACTGATGAAGAAGAAAATAAAGAACAAGATAAAGAAGTAGAGATGGATAATATAAAGAATTTATTAAATCAAGCAAAACCAAAAAGAGATGATGGTATTGAATTAATTATAAATACTGATATTGATAATAATAATGAAAGTGAAACAAATGAATCAGAGAATTCTAGCGAAACGAAAACAATTAAATTATAATTATTATAATATAAAATAAAATTGAAATAAAATAAAAATATAATTTTGTATTATAAATAACAAGAATGTCAGATAGTCAAAATACCGCATCTCTATTTAAATCACGCACGATTTTATTAAAATTGTTAAGTGAACAAGGATATAATAGTATAGATTATGAAGAATTTAGTGTAAATGAAGTTGATATAATGTATAATAATGAGCAGTTAGATATGTTAATGTCTAAAACAATTAATGAAGAAAAAATCTATGTTAAATATCATTTAGCAAAAAGATTAGGTCGAGATAATATTAATGAATATATAGATGATTTATTTAATTTAGAACAAGTATTAAATAAAGGCGATACATTAATGATTCTTATGAAACAAGAACCAAATGAACCTTTAATAAATATATTAAATGAAATCTGGGAACAAGAAGGAATATTTATTATTCTTTATAATCTTAATCGATTACAATATAATATATTAGAACACGAATATGTTCCAAAACATATTATTTTGAATAATTATGAAACAATCACCATGAAAGAAACATTTAATATTAAAAACGATAGTGAATTACCTATGATATCTAGATATGACCCTGTAGCAATATCAATTGGTATTCGACCTGGACAAATATGTAAAATAATTAGAAATAGTAAAACCGCAATTACAAGTGAATATTATAGAATATGTTCTAAGTAATAAATATAATGGAAAATCTTAATGAAATAAAAAAAGAAATTACAAATTTAAATGAAAGATTTTTTTTAATTTTAGAAAATTTTGTTCCAGATTATGTTTCTTATTTAAAAGATCCTAAAAATCCAATACCTGTTAATGAAATAGAACATATTAAACATACAGTGAATGAAATAAACTCACAGTCATTTGTTCTTAAAAATAAAATGGAAGTTGAAATAGATAATAATGAAAAAGTTTCTAATAAATTAACAGATGAAATTGATAAACTTCAAAAAGAAAATAATTTATTAAAAAAAAAAAGAAATTCACTTGAAAAAACATCATTAACCGCCGAAGGATTATTTGATGACGAAATTGATTGGTATAAAAAACAAATAAAAATAATAATAGTTATGATAATTGGTATTATAATAGGTACTATGTTTTATCATAGTTTAAATTTAGATTTAAAACAATATGCTATTACTATTATAGGTGTTATAATAATAGCAATTGTATTTGAACATATTATAATGAATATTTATAATAGAATCACAAATTAAATAAAATTAATAAATTACATTCACTATAGTAAATTATTTATTATTAAAAACATTTTTCTTTTTATAATTTATAGTAAAATGTTTAATAATGAATTAAATGATACATTTAAATATAATTTAGAACAAGGTAAAGATATTTTAACTTATAATCAAGAAATATATAATACAGTTAAACCACATTTACAAATAATTCAAGAAGGCTCTATAATTGAAAGTATGACTAATACTAATTCGGATTCTAGCATATCTTCAAAAGATAAAAAACAAATTCAACAAATAGAAGATGTAGAAAAAACATTTAATAAAACTCTAAGTGAATATAATGAAGTATATAAACAATATAGTGAGGATATATTAAACAGAAAAAATCAATTAAATGATATATCTAGTTATTTAGGTAAAAATGTTAGGAATTCAAGTGGTGATATATATTATGTAAACAAGTTTGGAAATTATTATTGGTATTCCGGTAATGCCTGGAATGGTGGTAAACCTCAAGGTTGTCCAAGTGGTTATGATCAATTAAATGGTGAACTACCTAGTGAAATGGTAGCTGGTGTGAATATGAATGTTAATACACCATGTGAAGCTGCTGGACAAGTTATTAAAAATAGTGATAATGGAGATACTGCTTGGGTCGATATTCAAGGTAAAAAACATTCTTTTCCAACCGGAACAACAATGTCTAATTCGTGTGCTAAAATGAATATTATGGAATTATCTAGTGACGCATATAATGCAATTCCTACAGGTAATTCTATGTCATCTATAGATCCATGTTTAACGTTAGATGTTAATCCTACAACTTGGAAAAAATTAAATGAACTAAATGTTAAATTAAAATCACAAGCTGCTGATATGATAAAGGAAGTTAATAATTTATCTACACAAGACACCTCTATTAATAATGAATTAATACGATCTAAAAATAAAATGAATAATTATATTCAAAAAATTAATGATAATAATAAAATATTAATAGAAAATAAAAGAATGATAAATAATGTTGAAGGAGAACAAAATGATTCTGAACTAAGAATGACCTCAAATTATTATTTTTTATTTATATGGATTATTTTTATGGCATTAATAGTTAGTTTGTCGATGGCTACATATGTGTCTGATTCTAGAAAAATTTCTGCTATTTCTTATATGATAACAGCATTATTTGTTTTAATATTTATAACTTATTTATATAACAAAGTTATAATAAATGGTAATTCCATAACGATTATTTAATAAAATTATATTTGAATTTATATTTGAATTTATATTTAATTTTATAATTTATTTTAATTAAATTATAAAAGTATTATATATATAACTAATGTCATTTGAAGATTTATTAATTAAAAATAATCCTGATAAATATGAAACAATAATAGAAAATAGAGTTTTAGGTAAAGAATTAAATATTAAAATTAAACAATATACTTCTATACAATATGAATATAATAACTTAATTGATATTTATCTTAAAACTCCACAAAAAGCTGGTGGTTATTGGGATGACATTCATAATGAAAATTATATGGCAGGTTTCATATCAAAACCGAAAACAAGTAATGATAATTGGAAATATCTTGGAAAAACAAAAAATATTAATGACTGTAAATTAAAAGCTGTTGAAGATGAAAATAATATTTATTCGAGTATTGTTTATAATACAACAACTGATGGTGGAGCATGGAAAAATACATGTTATGGTGGAATAAAAGGAGGTAACACAAATCCACAATATTATTCTGGAATAACAACATCATTAGCTCCTAATGGAACATCTAGATTAGGTGGAGACGAAGGAGAGAAATTATTAAATAAAATGAAAAAAATTCAAAACGAAATTAAATCTTTAATTAATAATTTTAAAAAAGAAAATGTATCAATAAATAAAAAAAATAATTTAATTACAAAAAATAAAAAACATACTAATTATGAACTCGAACAATTAACTGAGAAATTAGATAAAGATAGAAAAGAAATAAATAAATTATTACGTGATAGTTCTGCTATAGGAGAAGAACAAGACAGTGATTTTAGACAAGAAACCAATTATATGATTTATATACTATGGATTATTTTAGTTATTGTATCTATTTTTTTGTCATACCATATTATTAACACAGACTCTAATAGTATAACTCCATTGACATATATATTTATAGGTATTTGGATATTAATATTCATTAAATATTATTATAAACAAGTAATATCATATGGTATGTCATATGGTATAACAGCATTGAATTATATTTCATCAACGATAGTTGATCCAGTATAGATAAAATATATTAATATATTTTTATTATAATAATATATTAATAATGTCAAATACTATAAAAGATGGCGATTTTTATATAAAAAATAGAAAAAAACAAGAAAATGAAATTACAAATAATTCTAATGGCATTGAGGGGTTTCATATAATGTCTAGACATTCACAAAAAAAGAATCCAAATAATTTTTATATTCCTAATGATACAGACCCTGGACAAATGGTAATGTGCGAAACGGATAAAATACGTTATATAAAAATTAACAAATCAGGTAATTTTCTAACGATTCAAGAAGTTGAAGTATATGATGAACATGGAAAAAATGTAGCATTAGTTAAGCATAAAACATCAGAAAGTCCTGTAGCTACAAGTAGTTCTAATTATCAGAGAACAAATCCATATATGGCAATAGATGGTAATATATCAGATAATCAACCATGGCCAAATAGTACTTGTTCCACTAGTCCATCCGGTGGATGGTGGGAGCTTGATTTAGGAAAAACAGTTAATGTTAAAAGAATTATTATTTATAATCGTCCAGATTGCTGTCAAGAGAGATTGGATGGAACAACTGTATCTTTAATTGATAGAAATCATAATACTGTTTGGAGTACTAAATTAAACTCAAGAAGAAAACAAGAATTTAAGATTAATATTAAGAAAAAAAATTGTGGTGGTCCTGTTATTGAAAATCATCTCGATGAGTTTGATGAATTAAAAGAATTACAAACACAATATTATAGAGAACTCAATGATTATAATGAATTAATTAAAGAGAGAATAGATAATTCTAGAAAATATATTAATGCTAGTAATACATCTAATAATAAATTTGCGAATAAATGGATTAGAGAGGAAACCTCTGGAGCGGTTGGGTATGTTACCGAAAAAGGTGTATTTAAATGGTTACCTGGTGGAACAGTTGGAAATAACATTCAAGGAAAAAATGGATGTCCTGACGGATGGAAAGATTATATTAATACAACTCCTGATCCAAATCAAAAATATAGTATACACACTGCGCCGGTTGGCGAAATTGTTAAAATGAATGGTGTTGAATTAATTAAAGGAACACCTATGACAAATAATCAATCATGTAAATATGCTGGACAAAATGTATATATTACACAACCAGATGGAAGTAATAGTAATAATTTAAATAAAATGTATCATATTACAGATAATCTTGAAGCTAAATATATACCTGATAATTTAGCAAAAAAAGGGGTTGTTAATGCTGTTGGCGATTTTCAATTATTATCAGGTTATCATAATAGTGCTGGGAATATTAGTGGAAAAACAGGGAAATATACAAATGTAGAAGATGTAAAAAAAATGTGTAAACAAACCGATGGTTGTGCTGCATTTGAAACAAATGGTAATAATTATTGGTTAAAAAATAGTACTACGACTCCTAGTGGAGATATTAATAACACTTATCTGTTAACTGATTCAAATCTTTATATAAGAATGCCTGATATGTTTTTACAAAAAAGTTGCGGTAATGATATAAATCCAATTAATCAAGATGAATTCAATTATAAGATGGGACCAAATATGACACCAACCACAACTTGTGGTATTGGGACAGTATTGGCAGAACAAAATAAAGATATACATAGGCAATATAAAAAATTAAATTTAATTTTAGATAAAATACATTTTAAAATTAATGAATTATCTGCCAAAGATTTAGAATTAAATAATAGACTCAAGAATCAATATAATATTCTTAAAAAAAAATTAAATAGATATGAAGAGGTATATAAAAATATTAAAAAAACTAGTAGGTTTACATATAATGATGCCGCTCTAGAAGAAGATGCTACATTAAATATGATGTATAATAATAAAAAATATTTATTATGGAGTATATTTGCGATGAGTTTAACAATTGGAGCTTTAAAATATATTAAATAATATAACAATAACAATAATATAACAAATATATATATATTATATCTAATAATAATATATATATTATGGATAGTGAAATTATTAATAAAGAACAATCTATAGATAATCAAACATTAAATAATATTAAACAAATTGAGAATCAGATAAAATCTCTTTATAATAATTTAGAAACATTAAGTGTAAAATCAAATCCGAATATTAATAAACAAAACCAAATCTTACAACAAATAAAAGAATTACAACAACTTAAATCAAGTTTTTATACATCTATTAGTAATAGTTATATTTCTACACAAAATAATGTTGTTGAAGCACGCAATAGTTTAGTCGATGAACTAGCAGTAACAAATATAATTGGTAAAGAATTAAAAAATGCCAATAAAAATTTAAATGCTTTAGAACAGGAAAGGTATAATAAAGTAAGAATGGCTGAAATAAATAATTATTATAGTGATAAATATAATGCTCAAACATCTATTATGAAGACTATTGTATATTTCTGTATTCCTATATTAATTTTAGGAATTTTAATGAAAAAAGAGTTTATTCCAAAAAATATTGCTACAGCATTAATTGGAGTACTTGTTGGATTATGTGTAATTGTGGTATTATTTCAGTCGATTGATATTGCTAGAAGAAGTAATATGGATTTCAATGAATATAAATATCCATTTAATCCAGATGATGTAGATGTTAGTAGTAATAGTAATGATGATGACCAGCCTAAACAAACAGATTATACACTATCGTGTGCGGGTGAAGCATGTTGTCCTTCAGGAAATACTTATGGAACTGTTTGGGATGCTACTAATAAACAATGTGTAACACCAGATTATGAAAATAGTCAAAGTGAAGGGTTTGTCGGTTCAAAATGTCTACAAAATTCTTTTGGAAAGCCTGATGTTAATGTAAATATTTTTCAGAATAATAATAATAAAGTTAAGGGATATAGTGATATAGATAATAATTTTGCCAAGTTTTAAATATTTTGATATATTAGTATAAAATGTCTAATGTATCAAATTATTACCCAAATATTAATCAAGAAAACGCAACACAACCAGATAAAAGTAAATGTTTACAAGCATCTGATTTAAATAAACAATTGAATGTAGCATCATTTAACAAAATGATGAATGATACCACAAATAAGGTAAATAGTTTTGTTACTTCATATATTAAACAACAATCTGTTGTTAAAGATAAAACCCGTGATGATAATTCACTTGAATTTAATAGATATAGACAAACCGCATTAGATATTAGACGAAAAATTGTTGAAAAACACGAACATATTATAAAAGAATTAAATAAAGATTTTAATGTGTTAACTACCCAAATCCAAGGTTTAGAACATACTGAAGATTTGAATAAAATGTTAAAAAAACAAAATCGTGTTCTTAAAAAAGAAGTCGAAAATCAAGTTCATACTATTGAAATTTCTGACAGAAAAACATATTATGAAAATGAACAAAATGGTACAGCAAGTTGGTGGTCTCATCATTTTCAAACTAAATATAAGTATTTAATTCTTTTATTAATATTAGGAATTGTAATTACTAACAGATATAAAGAATTTAAATTGTGGGGTATAATAATTGCTCTAGCATTATATCCTCCAATAGCATTCTTTGTTTTAGATATTATTGAAAAAATATGGACATGGATACGTGCCAATTCAAGATTGGTTTACTTACATAGTGATATGTAATTATTATTTTATTTTTTCGAATATTTAAATTCATTCATATTTATAAAAACAAAACTATAATTTTTAAAATCATTTAAAACAGTATTAATGTTAGTACATTCTAATATAAATTTTTTATGTAAATCTAATCCTAATACATTAAATATTCTATAATAATTCTTAAACAATTGTGGTTCATTATCACGAAATTCATTTGTTAAATGAGTTTTTCCATTATATCCACTACCCCATAACACAACATTTTGATTATTTTTAATTGCGTCTATCAATTGCTGATGTGCTTTGTTGTATTGTTCGTCAAAATTATTAATCTTCATTATAGTACTATTTATAATATAATATTTAAATTATTTTATTATATATTTGAAAAATAAAAAAATAAAAAAATAAAAAAATAAAAAAATAAAAAAATAAAAAAATAAAAAATAATTTTACATATTTAAAATATTATATTAATCTTAATTATCATCATTCTCAAACTCGTCCAATGTTGGGTCATAATCATCATAAATAATTAAAATATTATTCCATACACCTTTTTGTTTTCGTCCAAACTTTTTATTCATATATTCAAATAATTCACGACCTTTTGGAATGTTTTTACCATGATGTAATTGATACCATAATTTAAATACCTCATACAAACTTGTTTCTTTTATCTTTCCTCCTGGACAACTTTTAATCTTATCAGAAGCAAAATCACTGTAAAAGTCCTGTGTATTTCTATAATTTGAACTACTGGATTTTACAGCTGAACAAATATTTACAAGACCATCTGTTGATATAACTTTTTCAACAAGCATAGCCATAAATACTGGTGTCCAATCTGAAAACTTATTCGCAAGTTTTTTATCTAATTCAAACTGATATTTACGTTCATCGTCGAATTCTTCTTTTTTACAAAATTTTGATATAAATTCACAAACACATATTCTTCTCCATGTTCCCTCATCATTACTTCCAACATCCAATAATGTATTAGTACATACAACGAGCTTAAACTGAGGAATAAATGTAATACTATCTTTGAATAATGCTCTAGCTTGAAGAGGGTCTCCTCCAGTAATTTCTTTCATAATACCCTCATTTATACGGTCACCTTTTGATGGTTCTTGCATTACTGCGTATCGAATACCTTTTAATTGAGCTACTTCAGAAGATGTACTACCAATTGAATTTCTTTTAGCCGCTATAAGTGTAATAGGAACTGTTGCTTTATAATCACCTAAGCACATTGACATTAATTCAACTAATTTTGATTTACCATTACTACCCGAACCATTATAAATATTAAATGTTTGATCATTATTTTCACCAATTAAGGTAGATGATAAATGATCCCACATGTAATTTCTTAATTCTGATTCAGGAAATAATTTCACCATAAAATCATTTATTTCATCTATTTGTTTTTTATCCTTTTTTAAATCTAAAGGATTATAATTTATTTTTGTGGATTTTGATATATAATCATCTGGTTTTCCTTTTCTAAAACATTTTAAATCAAAATCATATATACCATTGACAAAGCACATTAATCGTGGATTAGCATCTATTTTATCTATAAATGTACTATCATAAAATATCTCTTTAGCTTCTCTCATAATATTATCTTTAGAACCGCGTTTTTTTAAATTATTGGACAATTCTGATAATTTTTTAGATTTACTTGATACATCTTTATGTTTTTCACTCGTAGGGTCGAGTGTTCCACTTGATAGTAATTTTTGAATATCAAGTAATTTTTTAAAATATACTTGAAATAATTCTTTAGAAATAGCCATTCTTAAATCAGTTCCTCCTTCATTTTCTTCCCAACGATGATTTCGATAAATATACCAAATATCTTTTTTTATTGATACGCAAGTAAACTCATCTTTATACATATGATAAAGTGCTAATGCTATGTCAAAATCTGTTGGAGTTTCAATCGTTTTATCTATAAAATAACTAATCGTTTCTTCTCTAATTTCTTTATATTTTTCTGGATTATCATTTTTAACCCAATATATAATCGATCTAAATGTTAATATCTCTTCATTCGCAGAATCAAATCTACGCCACATTTCATAAAAGTCGGATATTTTATCAAAATCAAAATCTGGTGATTGAGCACTAAAAGCCATCCAAGTAATAAATAATTTGTGACTTGTATTTTTTATAGCCCAACCTACTCGAATCCATTTATCATATTGATTATAATATTTTTCACTTAAACACATTGTGTATAAATGTGTTTCTTTTAAATTATATTCATTCGAATTGTCAATATTTTCTAAAAAATCTTCTACCAACATATCTAATTCATCCTTATTTGTAACTTCAGTAATATCATTTACATTATTTTTATTAATTATTTTTATTTTTGTTTTAGATTTTTTTTTTTGCTTTGATGCTTCATATTCGGCTATAATAGAATCATTCATTTCAAATGATTGATGTTTATCATATTGTGCTGATAACAATTTAAAATTATTATTTAAATGAAAATGTTTTACATTATTAATAGTTAAACTCCACTCGTTATTATCATTTAAATTTAAATCATAATTATGTTTTAATAAATAATTTTCATTTCCTGGTTTTCTAGAACCATATAATTGCCAATTAACAGTTCCTTGAGTTATTCCTTCATCAAATACTTCATCCCATGTATTTTCAAGAGGCAACTCACTCCATATTTCTGATATTTTTTTTATTATTCTATTCCTAAGAATAATCTGAAGCGTCCTATCCATATGGATTCCAATTATCATATGAATTCCATCTTTAGTAGTATGATTTAACATATTTACATTTTCTTTTTCAAATACAAATACAGGGATATCTGTATTACAAGGAATTTGAAGAATATCCGATATTTCTTGAAAATATAAATTAACTACATCAGTTATATTCTCTTCGGTATGTTGTTTTTCATCAATATCTGTAGAATATCTAAAATCGAAATCCAACATTATGGGACCTATCTCACGATTTTGTTTTTCTGTTAGAAATTCAAATTTACCATCAGTAAATACATGTTTAATATATTTGCTATAAAACTCATCTATATTATATATTGTATAAGAACCAGCTGATATATTTAATCCTTTATCTCCTATTCTTGTGTGGGTAAAACCCTCACCTTTTTTAGAATAGTTTGATTTTAAATATGTTTCGAATGATTGTTTCATTTTAGACATTATAATTATTATATGATATATACATATATTATTTAGGTCAATTTTTTTATTAATTATCTAAAGAATTTGAATAATATATATTTGTAATATACATTATTCACATTTAGAAGGTATTACTGTTAAATATTTATATTTATTTTTGTTAAATATTCATATTTATTCTCTTAAATATTTTTATATATTTATTAATACTATCTAAAAATATTATTATATTAAATATAATATATTATGGCTAATGATAATAGTATAGTAATTACAAAGGAAACTATTAAACGACTAACCAAAGATATTAGAGAAATGATTAAAAATCCATTAGAACAAGACGGAATATATTATAAACATGATGAAGCAAACATGTTACAAGGTTATGTGTATATTAATGGTCCAAATGATTCACAATATATTGGTGGAAATTATTTTTTTAAATTTAACTTTCCATATGATTATCCACATCAACCACCAAAAGTTGAGTTTATTACTAATGATGGTATAACTAGATTTCATCCTAATTTATATAAAAATGGTAAAGTCTGTTTATCCATATTAAATACATGGAGAGGAGAACAATGGTCAGGATGTCAAAGTATTCGAACAATATTATTAACTATTATTAGTATTATGGATAAATATCCTTTATTACATGAACCTGGATTAACAATGGCACATTCCGATGTTAATAAGTATAATGAAATTATTTTATTTAAAAATTTAGAGTTTTCTGTTATTAATATTATTAATAAGTTAAATGATAAAACATCTTTTATTTCATTTTCATATTACATCGATTTATTTAAAAATGAAATTATTTCTGAATTTAATAAAAATCATAATAATATATTAGCTATTTTAGAAGAAAAAAAAGATTTTCCGAATGAAACAATTAATACTAATATATATAAATTAAATGTATTAATAGATTGGAAAAATATATATAATAAATTTAATGAAATTAAAATATAAAATTGAAAGGTAATAAATAATTATATATATATTATTCAATAAAGATAAAATGCACTTTTGTAATAAATGCGATAATATGTACTACATCAGAATTTCTTCTGATGAAAAAAAAATAGATAAGGAACATACATTAATATACTATTGTAGAAATTGTGGTAATGAAGACGATAAGTTAACAAATGATAATATTTGTGTATCTAAAACACAAATTAAACGCAGTGAACAAAAATTTAATCATATTATAAATGAATATACTAAATTAGACCCCACCCTGCCAAGAATTAATACTATTAAATGTCCCAATGCTAAGTGTAGTAGTAATAAAGATAAAGGTGATAGAGAAGTTATTTATATTAGATACGACGATGTTAATCAACTATATATATATTTATGTGCAAAGTGTGATACTATATGGAAAACTGATGGTAATGTTTATTAAATACGTATAATATATATAATATATGTAAAAAAATTATATTAATTTTTTTAAATAAAATTGAACTATTTAAAAAAGTAATTATATATATTATATTATAACAATGAGTGATTTAGAACAATCTGAAATAAAAAATATGAGTGATATTGAAATGTCAATTGATTTACAAGAAATTGATTTACAACCTATAGTTTCAAATAAAGAAAAATCCGTAAATAATTTAGATGATATTGACGATATTGACGATATTGACGATGATGATGTAGATGATGATGTAGATGATGTAGATGATGTAGATGATGTAGATGATGTAGATGATGTAGATGATGAAAATGTCGATATTGATGCTGACACGGTGGACGCTGATGCTATTATGAATAATAATAATAATAAATTTATTACAAAAACATCAAAAACAAATAAAAATAAAACAGATGATATTTCTACTTTTAGTAATATTATAATTCCAAGTAACATTGAAAAAAATGATTCTGATTATGAATCAGAAGATGATGAAGAAGAAGATGATGATTATTTACAAAAATTCGATAAAGAAATTAGAGAAAAATATATACAACAACATCATCCAGAATCAATCGTTCATAATTATAATGAGGTTTACAATATGTCTAAGGTTACTAGAAATAAAGATAATATTATAATTGATGAATTACATAAAACTATCCCAATATTAACAAAATTTGAAAAAACAAGAGTGTTAGGAATTAGAGCAAAACAAATTAATAATGGAGCCAAGGTTTTAACAAATATTCCATCTAATGTTATGGATGGTTATTTAATTGCTTTAAAAGAATTAGAAGAAAAAGTTATTCCTGTTATTATTAGAAGACCATTACCCAATGGTGGTTCTGAATATTGGCGCATAAAAGATTTAGAAATTATTTAACTATATAATCATAAGTATAATGATAAATATATAAATAAGTATTTACAATATAATAATTCTTTTACAATAATATTTTTTTAACATTTCCATCTATTACCACAATCTAAACAATTTACAAAGGTTGTCATTGGTTCATCACCAGACCTTGTTTGTAATTGATAATATGTACATTTATTAGATTTACATTTCCAACATTTAAAATTATCAGTAGACGCTTCTAATTTCGGTTCATATTTATTATCATCACGTATTTTTTTCTCTTGTATTAAAGCATCCCATTTATCTGGTTGCATATCCTGATGACTCATATATGCTAGTTTATGAGCTTTTATATCTTTATTAATAATTAAATTTTTAACATTATCATTTTTTAAATTAATACGTATAGTTCTAACTCTATCTAGATATATTTTAACAAAATAAATATTATTCCATTTTTTAACTACATTTAATTTATTAGCATGGTCTATACTATAATTATATATTCCTTTTTCTAGATTGAAGGATATATTATCATCTAATAGTAATAATTTAAAATTATTACAAATTTTATTTCTAAAATCTTGAGGGTTTTCAATTATTTTTGTCATTATTATGTTATACTTATTATAATTATAACATAATTTCTTTAATCAATTTTTTTATATATTAATTTGATTCTTCATCACTATACATATATTCTTCTAATTCCAGTTCAGCAGATATGTCATCATCACTTTCATTACTATCTGTAGAAAGATTTTCGAGTTGATTATCATCTACAATAAAGTCATCTTTTAAATATCCTGATTTTGTTTTAAGATTATCTGGTACATCATCTAATTCATCAATTTCATTTTCATCTTCTTTAGATGTATCAGCTAAATTTTCAAACCCACCAAATAAATATTCATAAAATTTATTCCATTCATCAATAGATAAATCAATCAAATTATGTTCTTTATCTTCAGCTACTAGAGCACATACACCAAAAAATAATAAATTATCAACTGGTGGTGGAAACTCATATTTATTTTCTGTATTTGCTTTTCCTGTATTTCTAGAATATAATGTTACATATTTAAATTTTAAATTATTGCTTTTTTTAGTTACCCATGACGCTTTTTTTTCAAAATTATCAGGTAATTTAAATTTACATTTTTTATATAATTCATCACCTTTATCTTTATTATATTTACTTAATTTTAAATCTCCATTCTTATCTACTAAAATAATATTTACCATTATATCAAAACATATAATATTTTTAAATTGTTTAATAATAATTATAATAATAATTATTATTATTATTATTATTTCACTACGTTTTATCTTTATTTAAACTTTGTAGATAATATATAATAAATAATGATTAATTGGATTATTAAAATAACTATTATATCATTTATATTAATTATTCTTATTCATCATCTTTATATATTTTTTATGAAAAATTTAACAATACCAAAAGTAAAGGATTTAGTAAATAAACCTCAACAACATTATGATGATTTATATAATAGTATTAAGCAACAATCAATAACACCATCTTCATCGACTATCTTAAACGCAACAACTAATTCAAACACAAAAAGTAATTTGAACATTTCAAATGATAATATAAATATGAAAAATGAACTTAAAAATTATCTAAAGGAATTAAGTGAAAAAAATGTTAATAAAAATGTAGATACTAATAATAATAATAATAATAACAATGATTTAATGACAAATGAAAATCTATTTTCAAATAATAATTATTCTAATTTTTAAAATTTTATTATTGTTATTGTTATTGTTATTGTTATTGTTATTGTTATTGTTATTGTTATTGTTATTAAACTTTATAAAGGTATAAAGGTATATATATGTCTATTATATATAATAATATAATCTATACATGAAATTAACAACTAATGATGAAACCAACTTATTACAAAGATTACCTAATTTGAAACTTTCTTATGAGAATATCCATAAGAAAGTTTTTAGTGATTTATATTTTATAATACCAAAAGGAAAAAAACATTTGGTATGGTTTACATATATAAAAGATCGTAAAGTATGTGTTTTTATAGAAATTAACCCTGGTTCTAATAAGTTAATGAAAAAAGTATATGTTGTTCCACAAAAATTTAATAAAAATATTATATTAGGAACAATATTTTATGGAACAATAATTAATATAGATGGAAAACAGTTATTTTCTATTGAAAATATTCATTTTTATAAAGGAAAAAAGATTGAAGATAAAAATGAAATAGAAAAATTAAATATAATAAACCATATTCTATCACATGAAATTAAACAAATTATAATTGGAAAGAATGGTATTGGACTTGGACTACCAGTTATTACAGATAATTTTGAAGATTCTATTTCAATAGCTAAAACATTACCATATAATATATATTCAATTCAAAATAGAAATTTAAATAATAACACAAATTATTTTAATTCTACTTTATATAAAAATACTGATGGTGATAATTTAAAACATATTTTTTCTATTCAAGCCGATTTACAAAATGATATTTATAATTTATATGTTAAAAACAACGATAATAATTTAGAAATTTTCGATATTGCTTACATCCCTGATTATAAAACAAGTATTATGATGAACAATTTGTTTAGAAATATTAAAGAAAATAATAATTTAGACGCTTTAGAGGAAAGTGACGATGAAGAAGAATTTGAAAATATACATGACGATAAATTTGTTAATTTAAATAGATGCGTTTTAATGGAATGTACATTAAATAAAAAATTTAATAAATATGTCCCTATTAAAGTTATTAATAATGGAAATGTTGTTAAAAAAAATATATTAGAATCTAAAAAATAGGATTTTCTTTTTTATAAACATTATATATACATGTCATTAGTTGAACAAGCATCAATTGTGAATCCTCAAAATTCTCATTTTGTAAATCCTGGTATGTCAAGTAAAGTAGGCGCGGTATCTGGTTATGGTTCTCAAAATAGTGATTTATCATTACAACAAAAAGGTCTTTATCATGTTGTTAAGACTGGTGGTATGAAAAAAAAACATACTAAAAGTAGACGTAACAGAAAACATAGGGGGGGTAACGGATATGGGTTTTCAAGTTCACAAGAGTTATCTTCTAATTCCGGTAATAACTCAAACGGGTCTGTTCATTTAGCTAGTTTTTCTAGATATCAAAATGAAGGACAAAATTCAGATACTAATATGAATGTATCTAAACAAAATGGTGGAAATTCTTCTGAACATTCATATGGAATAGGTGGTAATCCATATTATGCTTATAAACCAACACAAGGTGAAAATCTTTCTGTATTTGCTGGTTCAGGTTATCCTCCTATATCTAAAGGATTAAATAGTCAATGTGGTGGAAAAAAACGTAAATCTAGAAAGGTTTCAAGAAAGTCTAGAAAATCCAGAAAGATTTCTAGAAAATCCAGAAAATCTAGAAAATCTAGAAAATCTAGAAAATCTTCTAAGAAAAGACATATTAAAAAAAGACAAAAAGGTGGTTATGCTCAATATATGAGTAATGTAGCAAATTCACACATATATTCTACAGGTGCTCCTACTGTGTTAAATAGTACTAACTCTGCTTTAGCTAATCCAGTTCCTTTTACACCAAAAAATGATTGTTTAAATACTTGGAAACATCTTGGTGACACACCACCATACAATAAGGTTATGTAAATAATTTATTACATTATTTTTGCTATTAAACAAACAAATTTCAATAATTATTTTTGTGTATATTATATATTATATGAATAATAATACATCATCATTTTTAGGAGTTCGTCAATTATCTAGCAATAATTATATTTTTAAAGATAAAGCTATTAATTTTTTTAAAAATTATAATGAAGATAATGAAGATAATGAAGATAATGAAGATAATGAAGATAATGAAGATAATGAAGATAATGAAGATAATATATGTAATATATGTAATCATTCACAATCTATTATTTCAAGACAAACACCTGTAAATATAGTTACCGAAAACCTAAATCGTATTAGTATACCTAATAGTATTCTAAAAATAAATTATGATAAAGTAATGTTTAAATATAACGGTAGTAGTATTAATAATAATCCAGGTAATTTTGTCCCAATATTAGATAATATTAATAATAATAATACAAATCCGAATGTTTCACATAATGGAGTTACTTATGAATTAAAACAATTTCATTTTCATATACTTAGTGAAAATCAAATAAGTGGAAATACATATGATGTAGAAGTACATTTTGTTAATGTAAATACTCTATATGATATTACAAGAACTAATATAAATTATGACGGAACTTGTATACAATCCAAAAATAGTAATCAGTATTTAGTAATAGGGTTACTTTTTTCTAAAAGTAATAATGATACAACATTATTATCAAATATTTTTGATGAGGCATTTAATATGAATTCTAATAATAATAATAAATCATTTACATTAGATTTATCTAATCTTAATAAGTTAAATTATTACAATTTTGCAGGTTCATTAACGTCTCCACCATTTACTTCATCTGTTACTTGGTTTTTATCTGACTCAATAATTAATACAAATATAAATGTTGATAATAATAATTATGAATATGCTCATACAAGTAGACCTATTACTAGAGAGTTATATGATGATGCTATATATTGGACAAATGATACATAATTGTTTATGTAATGTTTATATTGTTATTAAACAAACACCCTTCAATGGTTCTTCTTTTTTTTTTATTTTTTTTATAGATTCATCATTTTTTAATGGATCATATAAAGTGTCCCACTTATCTTTTATATAATCATGATTATTTGATGAAATAATACGATATTTTTGTTTAATATAATATTGTTTACGTTTGTTCCATTGCTTTTCAAATATATCATGTGAATCAATTATATCTATTACCATTGGAGATGTATGTTTTGTTCTCAGGATTCTTCCAACTGATTGACAAACATCTGTTTTCGGACTTGCCATTATTAATGAGCTCAATGTTTTTATATCTAACCCTTCAGATGCCATAGAATATGTAGCTATGATTACTTTTTTATTTTCACTTTTTTTTAATTCGGCTTCTTTCATTCCACCAATATAATATCCTACTGTAGCAATATTTCTATGTTCAATTGCTTTAAATACATATGTAATTAATGATTTATTATGTGCTAATATCATTATTTGTTGGTCATTGTTTATACTTAATTCATTTTGTAATACTTTAATAATGAATTCAGAGCGATGATTATAATTACACAACTTTGAAATCATAGTACTATATAAAGGATTTCCTCTATAATCATATTTAATTTCATTGAATTCATCATCATCTACAGAATAATTTATTGCTTTTACTATTACTTTATGTTCTGAAGTATTACTTTTTTCTTTATGAACGATATCTCCTAGAAACATCTTAAATACTTTGGTTAACCCATCTTTTCTCTGCATAGTTCCAGATAATCCTAACGTATAATTTGTTATTGTTCTCATCATACATCTACTAAATACTTCGGCACCTAAATGATGTGTTTCATCATAAATAGAAAGACCAAAACAATCAAATGTTCCTTCAGGATATTCTTTTTGCGAAAGTGATTGTAACATTCCTATTACAATATCTTTATCATCAATATCTATTATTTGTCCTTGAATCTTTCCAACTCTAGCAGACGGAAGAAATTGTTCTATTCTCTCTATCCATTGATTTAAAAGAAATGATTTATGAACGATTACTAATGTTTTCTTTTTTAATTTTGAAATTATATTTAAAGCCATAACTGTTTTTCCTTTACCTGGATCAACATCTAATAATCCACCTCCACTATCTTTAACAGCATTAATATATTTATTAACAATATTTACTTGAAATTCTCTCAATTCTCCTTTAAATTCTAAGTTTATATCTTCCCCGTGTGATAATTTATTTTCATTAAAATCACCAAACGTATTTATTCCAAAATGCCTTGGCATATAAAATTTTTTAGGGGATTCGCGATATAAAGGAAATGCTTCTGGTTGAATTGGTGATTTAGGAAGATATGCCTTCACATTTAATTCTTTTCGTATAAACAACTCTTCTTTACTGGTTAAATTTGACTTTAATACTGAATATCCTTTTTTCCCCAAAACTTTCATTATTATCTTCTACTAATATTAAACAAAATATATTTAATCTGTTTTAATTAAATATATTTAGAAATGGTATCAAAAATTAAAAATATAATAATATGATATATGGAACCTTCTCAATTATTTCATAAGAGTCATCGTCACCACCTAGTATTATTAATTGTTCTTATTTTATACATTGTAATAAATATTCAAACTCCACCACCATTAGCTTATTTAATTGATAATATTTACGGTAATATTATTGTTTTATTATGCGCGTTTTATTTATTAGCGAGTTCTAATCCAATTGTAGGTATTGTTGCTATGTTTGCCGCATATGAATTAATTAAAAGGTCTAGTGACTCTACAGGCACTAGTGCTATTAAAAGATTCTTACCATCTGAAATTATTAAAGGAAATCATTTGTCTGCATTTAACCAATTCCCAATTACTTTAGAGGAAGAGGTTGTTAAATCTATGGCTCCTTTAATTAATTCTGGAGGAAATAATAATCTCGACTATAAACCTGCTATGGAAAATAATCATAATGCTATGGATGTTCATGATAATACTTCTGTAATCTAAACGTTCAAACTGTGTAAATCTATAATAAAAATAATAACTTATTATTTTTATTGTCTAATTTTTTTATTTTTTTTACTTATAAAAATAAATTATTCACTTTTTATTTTTTTTATCACATATGACCAACCATAAGATAATCCAACTGCTACTCCTAATCCTATTATAACCACAATATATGGTTTTAAATCTTCCACATTAATATCTCCACTAGACGAACTTATATCAGTTGTAGTTGTTCCATCGGTATTTTGTTGAACTAATAATTCTCCACTTTCATTTACCGGCTGACAATCTATATAAATATTATCATCATTCTGCTTTGAATTCGCACCTTTTTTATTAAAAAATACAGATGTATTTGGTTTAATTTGTGAAATTGTTTTTTTAATAATTTTTTTAAATTTTTTTAATACATTTGAATTTATATTTAAACCATCTTCCTTTTTATATACAATATATGAATATGTTCCATTACATGGTTCATAAGGTAATGTTCCGGTATAAGAAAAATATCCCTTTCTATTTGGTATAAAATTATCTAAAGAAAAATTTCCACTAGAAATTGTTACAGATTCATTAAGATTTGGTGTTCTTAATGCGGCTTCATCTATTAACATTCCTAATTGAGATGAACCTTTATCTGTGTTACCACCTGATATAAATGGTATACATACTATTAAATTTTTTCCTGGACCATGATGTATTATCATTATTTCGCCATCAGCATATTCACCCCCAAAAGTATGTAATGATGTTTGATATATTCTTATTTCTCGAACAGTATAATGTTCACCATTATATTTAACAGGATTTGATTTACCAGAATAATTTAATGATAAATAATCCTTTTTATTTGTTATATTTGGATTATAATTACCATAATCATAATTGTAGTCACATTTTAAAACACATGGACCTATTATACTTTTCATATCTATATTTATTGGAGATGTCCCATTTTTACATTCAATTAAATTTATTTTACTTGCCATTAATATATCTTAATAAAATAAATAACAATATTAATACTTTTTCTTAAAGTATTATATATATGAAACTTTCTAAAAATAGACTTAATAAAATTAAAAGAAATAAAAATCATTCAAAAAGAAAAAAGGTTTTTAGAAAAAAGAAACATAGTTATAAAAATACTCAAAAGAAAAATCGTAAACAACATAATCTAAAGAATAAGACTCTTAAAATATATGTAGGAGGAGAAAGAAATAAAAAACAAGGTTATACACGTATACGAGAAACGGATAATAACTCTACTACTAGAACATCGAGTAATAAATCTACTACACAAACAAATGATACAACTATCAGTCCTTTACATAATACATCTACTACTACACCCACTACTATACAGACAAATGATACAACTACCAGTCCTTTACATAATACATCTACTACTACACCCACTACTATACAGACAAATGATACAACTA